ACCTGAAAAGTACCTCTGCTGACAGACCAGTACCAGAGAATATACTTGCTCTATTACAGTCTGAGAAATATCAGTTCTATATCAGAAAGTTCAAGGAAACAGTAACATACATTGATTCTGAGAGAAATCCTACTGGTATAAATAAGTATTGTAGGAATTTCGCATTGTCAAGGGGTAAACTGCATCTCAAGAAAGTTAAGGTAAGAGATGAGGCTGGAATTGAGGTTGAGAAGGATATAGTTGATTATTATGAGCCTGATGACCCTGATGAATACAGGCTTGTTGTCTTGGATAACTATTCAAACCTGAACTCTGAGAGTGGAATGAACAAGATGCAGACCATTGAGAAAATGAGTAAATATGCCATTACTCTTAGAGACCAGTTGGAATATTGTTTTACTGCCATACAACATCAAGCTCAAGCCCAAGAAGGTATTGAGAATCAAAAACTTAACAAGATGATGCCATCGTCTGATGGTCTTGCAGATTGTAAGACAACCACCAGAGATGCCAATCTTGTTCTTAGTTTGTATAGTCCATTCAAGTATGGACTTAAGGATTATGAGAAGTATGACATAACAAAGTTCAAGAACAATATAAGGTTCATGCAGGTAATAGAGGATAGAGACAATGGCTCTGCTGGTCAGATTTGTCCTCTGTTCTTTGATGGTGCAGTCAGTGTATTTAAGGAACTTCCTCTGCCTGAGGATAAAGCTGGAATTGACAGGTATCTATCCTACATTGAGGCTACTGTAAGAAGAAAGTCTAATGTAACCTTTATGGGTGTCAAGGTCAGAAGAAAGTTGCATAAGTGGATTAAATTGCCTATCTTTGCAGGCAAAATAAAAAGTAAGAAGAATGGAATTACCAACTAAAAGAAGAGAAGCTCAGAATTATAACCCAAAGCTTCTTGTGTTATTTGGGAAGCCTAAGAGCGGTATTTGATATTTGAAATATTTTTCTTATCTTTGCATCATAAAATTATAAATTATGATAGCGGAAGAAATAATAAATAAATGTGAGAAAGCATTAGAAGAGTATCTTAGCTCGAATCTATCCATTAGGGAGTTGAGTATTAAGTATAAAATTAATAGAGGACTCTTTAGTGGTTATGCTTTAGGAAAAGGTATAGATATATACAACAGGAAGTCAAAATGTAATGATAGGATTTTTGACATAATTGATACTGAGGAAAAAGCTTACTGGTTAGGATTCTTATATGCTGATGGTAATATCAATAAGTATAACACTTCATATAGTATTGAGTTAGCATTGAAGGAGGATGACTTAAAGCACATAGAGAAATTCAAGACTTTTATGTGCTCTGATAATAAAATCAGCTATAGAGAAAAACAGAAAGCTTATAGAATAAGTATTGGAAGTAGGAGAATTTATGAGAGATTGACTGAATTAGGATGTATGCCTAATAAGTCTTTGATATTAAAGTTTCCTACGGAAGAACAAGTTCCTAAGTCATTGTTGAGACATTTTATCAGAGGATATTTTGATGGAGATGGTTGTTTATCTTTGAAACATAACATAACTTCTACAGTTCCTTGTGTAAGTATATTGGGTACAGAGAATTTTTTATCTGGTATTCAAAAGTTATACAATGGAAGGTTGAGCAAGAGAGATAATGAGAATATTTATACTCTTAGATTCAGGAAGGAAGAAGGGAATAAGTTTCTTAGAGATATTTATACTGACTCACATATTTATTTAGAGAGAAAATATGACAAATTTATTGCCGTGTCATTAAGTAATTAATGATATAATCACACCTGAATATCCTCGGAAGCTAAGTCTGGGAACAGATATGCTAACTTGAGGAGGTATAGGCTACTATATGTTGTGAAACTAATAGTAGATTCAGCCCCAGAGACTAGATGCAGGTGCATCCTTTACAAGGATGAAGACATAGTCCAGACCACAAACAGTTATGCTGGTAGTGAAAACTATAGTGGTACGAAAAGCACTTTAATGGCTTCTTTGGACTCCAATCTTATCATAGATTTGGAGGATGGATATAGGGCACTAAGTGTCATGGATATACAGGTAAGAACTTCTGCCCAGTTGTTTGAGGTAGCTAAGTTGATTAAAGCTAAGATAGCTGAGAACAAGGGAGAGTTTCCTTATAAGTTCATTACCATTGATAATGCCACAAGACTTGAGGAAATGTCTTTGGATTATGCTGCTCACCTGTACAGAAGTACAGCTATGGGTGCTGGATGGGGAATGATGAAGGATGCTATGGGCAAGCCTGTCAAAGACAAGAATAACAAGCCTATCCCAGACCCAAAGGCTGATGTGAGAACATTACCCAATGGTGCTGGCTATCTGTATCTTAGACAAGCTCTTAGAAAGATGATTGATATGTTTAAACCGCTATGTGAGACTCTTATCTTAGTGGCTCATGTAAAGGAGAAACAAATCAAGAAAGATGCTGAAGAGATGTCTGAGATGTCAGTTGATTTGGCTGGCAAGTTAGGTGATATTATCTGTGGTGAGGCAGATGCCATTGGGTATATCTATAGGGAGAAGAACAAGACATTTATCTCTTTTGAGGGAGGAGACAGTACTATCAGGGAAGCAAGACCTCTTCATTTAAGAGGAAAGAAGATTGAGGTTGCTCATTCTGATGAAGAGAACAATGTCATAGTGGATATGTCCAAGATATTTATCTGATGATAAGAGAAGAAGTAGTCAGAATAAGCAGGCTTGCTGCCTTTGGTGGTCTGACTGATGTAGATGTTACTTTAATACTTATGAATTATTGTCTTGAGCATGGAAAAGATGCTTACAAGACACAGTTATTCATTACATATCTCCTAAGAACTCCTTTTATTATGGGTTATTTCAAAGTAGCATTAGAGTTCTGGGAGAAGAAATTCACCATAAATAAGCTATACTCTAAACCCCAAATTGGAGAAGTAGAAGATAGTAGAAAAATATTATTAATTGATTAAAAAATAACATTATGAAAGAATTATCGCGTTTTGAACTTGCTATTGTAAAAAGAACTGCCCAGAACACAAAGAGTTTGAGAACCAAGAGAGACAAACTGGTAGCCAAGATTGAGGAGGCACAGGCTGAACTCGATGTAATCAATGAGGCTATTGAGGGTTTTGAGGCTCCTATCAAAGCTATGACTGGTGGCTTCACTTCTGAGGAAGTTCTTGGTGGTGCTATGGCTGTTGCTGCTGCTACAGAGGATAGTCCTGCTGGTGAAGTTGATGACACAGCAGCTCCTGCTGAGACAGAAGTTCCTGCTGAAGAGGCAGTAGAAATTGACCCCAGTGTAGAATCCCCTTTGGCTGAAGAGTAATAACAAAAAAAAACAAGAAGTTATGAATAAGATTAATAAAACCTTTATGGCTGTAAAGGTAGGTAAAGAGTCTGTAGAAGGTGCTTTCAAGTTGTACAAAGGTATGGCTGCTTTCAATATGATAGCAGTAAATCCTACCAAGAAAGAGCTTGAGACATTGCAAGGAAGAGACATTGAGAATGAGCCTGAGTACAAGGGCAAAAATGATGATGGTGTAGATACTATGAGAGTGGTATTCTATGCCAAGACCAACCCTGAGGCTAAGGTTAATGGTGGTATTGAACTGATGATTCCTATCAGTTTCATGCTTACTAAGGCTCAAAGAGTAGGTCAGACTTCTGGTAAGATTCAGGTCATTGACAAGTATGGTAGAACTGCATGGGCAACTCCCGAAGAAGTAGCAAGTAAAGCTATTCCTCAGTATGCAAGTGGTCCTGCCAATATCAGTAAGGACTATAGACCTGCTTATCAGGGTGAGGAACAACTGATTGATTTCTTGATTCAGTGGCTGAATATTCCTTATCCTGCCACTTATAAGGATAGTAAGTGGGTTATGAGAACTA